AGGATAACCTGTGGATAACTCTGTGGATAACTCTGTGGATAACCTGTGGATAACTCTGTGGATAACCTGTGGATAACCTGTGGATAACTTTAAATAAAACCCCTCAGGAACCCGTAAGGGAACCCAAGGGGGAACTGGAAGTAATTACAAGCTAGTCACAAGAGTACGTAGAAGAGCATCAACAGTAGACACATCCCCATTAATCAAAGACATTATAAAGAGGATGATGATAATGATGATTTTGATGGTGATGAATACTTTATTTTTGGTGTTATTGGTATTGTTCATTGAGGTCATTCCCATAAGTGTCTATAGGCACCTAAGGATCCCCATAAGGGTCTATGGACTCCCATAAGGGTCTATAGATCCCCATAAGGGTCTATAGGTATCCTAAGGACTTTCTTAAGATTCCATCACCACTGATACCTTTTGCTTTTGATACTTTTAATTCTAACAAAAAAGGTTGACTAGAAAAGACCTATATGTATATCTATATATGTCTTTCCTAGCCCCCCCTAGGAGTATGGATTATATTCTGAAACAGCCTATTTTCTCTATTGCATTGACTTTATTATTTACTGAACATGTGTTCAATACTAATAAAGCATATTTCAGGAATCATCTCTTAAACGTGTAGCCTGCATCCTTATATCTGTCTACACCCTTAGAGGTGTCCTTAGGGCTGTGTTTATCTTCAGTAACCATCACACCCCCGATATTGGACGTATAGAATCCATACAGGGACTCCATAGACTCCTCTAGCCATTCTTCGGTTAGTTCTTTAATACCTTCATCAGCATCTATGCCCATGAAGTCCACAAGGTATTTAACTCCGATTGCCAGAGCATCGAGACGGTCATCATGAATAAGGGCACCCCTATCAACAGTGATACGAGTGAGCTGGTAGAAACAAGCATATTTGTAGTCGGATTCGGGTACAGTAGAGTAGTCATTCCTGATGCACTCAGGCGTGACACACATTTTATGGTTAGAGATTACAGGTTCAAGAGTGTCGATGATTCGGAGTTCTTTTTGTCCCGTAGACTTAACTTCAGTAACTCCACAGTTAGGGTAAGTTTTCTTTAAGACTGGCTCAAAGAGCTTAAGGTACATACCATCACCGAAGTTTCCTTCAATGACTACTTCACTGACTTTGTACTTCTTAGCTACCTTAGTGAGCTTATTGAGGACTACATCAGAATAACCTCCCAATAGACCCCCTACTTCCATGACGTAGATATACCCATTTAGGTAGTAGAGAACAGCATAGCCTGTTTCGTCTTTACCTCTGCCCGATGGGTCAATACATAGAATCTTATGGGCATAAGGAACTACCTCATTGGATGAGGCATGATAGTAGAAGTAAGAGTCTCCCTTAAGGCCCATCGTGGGACACTCATCAACTGGAACCCTCTTAGAGGGCTCAGGGAGCCACGTGAGCTTCATTGGAGCCTCGTCTAAGGGGAACATACCAACCAACAGGTCACGAAGCCGTAGAGGGTATTTATCAGCGTCTGAGAGGGTCGTATCGAGCATGAACTGCAGAGCAAAGCCTGCCTTACGATAAGATAGTTCACGCTTCTGTAGATCCTCTTCAGAGAACCTAAGGGGGTCTGTAGGTTTACCTGCCCAATGCTTAGGATCCTTGTCGTACTTGTCAGCAATGATAGAGGCCAATCTATCGCCATAGGAGGCTCTATGAGAGTCATCATAGGGGTACCTAGCGGGATAGATTACAGCCGTGTATCCGCGCTCCTGTAGCTCGTTATAGAGGCTCATCTCGTTCTGAGGGGTTCCCAGATACAGGATCTTCTTACCTTCACCAGGCTTTAGGACAGCGTCGAACTCCTTCACGAGCTCGAATAGCTGATCTCTAAGAACCTGAGTGAAGGAGTTACTTGGCACCTCAACGTCATCCGCTACGATGATGTCCGCACGGGAACCTGTTAGCTGGCCCTTAATACCCACAGACTTAACCGAAGGTGAATGGTCGGGTTTGGCAGGGCCTACGTCGAAGAGGTTCTGAGTATCTCTCTGTCCTTCTCTAGCCTTTAAGTGGTTCAAGAAGGGTAGTTCATTAATGATCTTCTTAATAAACGTAGCATTAGCGTCTGCTCGTTCTTTATTAGCAGACACCACCATGATCTTAGTCTGAGGATCTCTCCAGAGACTCCAGACAACGTATGCACACGTAATGAATGACTTGGCTACACCACGGAAACCCATAAGGATCATACGGTCACTAGGAGGGTTCTGGAGTAGCTTTGCAATGTCTACCTGCAATGTGGTCGGAGAAGGCAACCCGATAGATTTCCAAACTAAAGAGGTAAATAGAGGGAAGTTCTCATAGTAAGGGAGTAGAGCTTTAGCTTCTTTCTCAGTTAACACTCATGTCTCCCCTATAGGAATTCTCGAAGTTCTCCCTAGTAGCCTTCAGGAGCTTACTGAGTGCATTCTCTTCACCGTCTCCAGCCTTAGGGACACAATCAATACCATTACGTTCAAGCTCCTTAATGATCGCATTGTAGAGCTGTGGAGACCTCTTATCGGGGTTCCTAAGGTCATTAAGCATGTTCTGAAGCATCTCCTCATGGATGTCCCCTAGGAGGCTCTCAAGTCCTTTATAGTCCATTGTTCTTTTCCTTTCTTCTCTTTTCTAACCAAGGTTCTACCCAATGCTTTTTAATCATTGTGCAGATACCAACAAAAGTATAGATAATTGTGATGACGTACACCCAATCACTAAGGGGTAACCCGAGAATCATAGCACTGGATACTGCCAACGAAGGAGCTACCTGTGCTATGTTCTCTGCTAGGTTACCCGATTCCTCATCAATGGGGTTCATTCGTCAAAGAACTGCTCAAAGTTAGCTTTCTTGAACCCAGTGCCCTTTAGGAGCTTACCGTCTTCTCTGAACTGAGGATTATAGTTACCATCACTGTCATAGAACTTACTGGAGTATTCAGACACCAGTTCGTTCATACCCTTTTCAAGGTCGTATCCACAAACATTGGCATACTGAACGCATACCCAGATAAGATCGCACAGCTCCTTCATGTCGTTAGGAGTGTCGGCATTCTCTTGGATGAATTCGTTGAACTCCTCAATGATGCACGCTTGGTACAACTGTTTCAGACGCCTAGTATAAGGAGCAGTCTGGTTAGTTCTATTGAGCCAAATATCAAGTTCCTTCTGCAGATTTCCGATAAGCTCTTTGGTTTGATCTTCCATAGTATTCTTCATTTTATTCTTTATCCTCTTTTACATACTCTTTCTATCTTTGATCTCTGCCATCTTAGCATCGTTCATGCGGGAGTTACCGTTGATGTTAGAGTAACCCAAATAACCACAGACACGGGAGATGACAGACAGGTTACTAGAGCCACAATAGGGGCACTTATTGCCAACATTAAAGCTATGCTGATGACAATCCTCACAGTAAGCCGCATCAAAGTTCACACCCTGATAGAACCCATGAGCCATACCTCGAAGGATCGTGCTCGTGAGAGCCAGCTTATTCTCAGGGTTGTCAATACGGACATACTGGATGTGACCTCCCTCAATAAGATGAAAAAGCTCAAACTCAAGATCCTGCTTTTCAAAGGGAGTAATGTCGGCAGACACATGGATATGGAAGGAATTGGTGAAATATTCCTTACCTTCAAATTCATCCTTAAGGTTATTCTTTGCACAATACTCATGGTACTGAGTCATCTGAGTGCCACAAAGGGACTCTGCAGGGGTACCATAGAGTGCATAGAGATAGCCGTCTTCCTTCTTAAACTCCTGCACTGCATCGTAGATGAACTTAACGACATCCTTAGCCGCCTTCTGTCCCTCAGGAGTCTGAAGATCCTTACCGCCAGTAAAGAGAATAGCAAACTCATTCAAGGCAGAGATACCAAAAGATGCAGTCATGTACTTAGTAAGTTCGCCAACTTCATCTTCAGGATTAAGGAAGCCCTTATAGAAACCTCCTTGACAGAATGCCATAGGATTCGTACTAGCCTTGACATGCTTGAGCATCTCATAGCGGCGCTTAAGGAACCCTCGAACCTGTTCAAGGTTCACCCTAAGTTCATTCCAGAAGTCACCCTTAGATGCCTTATAGATCAACGGAAGGTTGAGAGACACGGCACCAATGTTGCATCGACCAACAGACACATACTCGTTAGTCTCAGGATCCTTCCAAGGAGTGAGGTACGCCCTGCATCCCATCGGATGGATTACGCATTGCTTATTAGACGCCCTGTAGGTTTCAGACACAGTACCATTAGGAGCGTTAATAGCCAGAAAATCAGGGTACATGCACTTGCTGGAGCATTCAACAGCCTTCTCGAACACGTTAGCATGCTCATCACTGCCGTGTTGTTCCCAATCATAGAGATACACGAGCTTAGGGAACACAACCTGTTTACCCCCATGGCCTTTCATGCGGGTCTCAAGGATGGTCTCACAAATCACCTCAAGAAACTCCTTGTCATACTCAGGGAGATCATTGCTCCACTCACCAAACGTAAGCGTAGTGAATGCAAAGTCACCACGAGAACACGGAACAGTGTTTAGCTTTAGTTCAAGAGACTGGAAGCCCTGCCCCAACTCACGCTTGAGTTCTTGCATAGCCATTGCGCATGCTTCATCGAACTCCATATTGCACTGGTCAAAGTATTTCTTAAACGCATGTTCATACGTTTTCTTAGCATACGGGAGGAGCGTCTTGTCAATCTGAGGGATAGTGAATCCACCAAACTGCTGTGCGGTAGCTACAAGGGTGATGTCACCGATCACCTGAAGGGCACTAAGGACACTCGTAGGCTCCGTATAGGTGACATTGGACATACTAAAGCCACCCTTAAGAACAGTGGCCATGTCAAAGAGGCAACAGTTGATGGAACCAAAGATCATATCTCGAAGGTCATGGATGTAATACTTACCGACCTTAGTAGCCTCTTTCTCTTCCTTAGTAAGGTAGAACTGCTTGTACAGTTGCTTAGTCAGGTAGCCCTTAATGAGGGAGCCTTTGGTAGACACAAGGGAACTATCGAAATTAGCGTTTTCCTTGTCTCCCAAAAGGAGAACAGTGTCAGCCTCATTCTTAACAGCTTCGAAAGCCTTAGCGTAGGTGTTCTTATAGTCCCTGAATTCCTTATAAGACTCTCCGATCTTCGGTGCGTACTTACAAAGAGCTTCAATGACAATAGAGTGGAGCTTATCAGTAGGCACCTTGTCATAGTTGCTGTAGACAAGGCTCTCGATATAGCCCCTAATCTTACCAATGTCATACTCAGAGTACGTAGCGTTAGCCCTCTGTGCGGCCTTATTGATAGCTACTTCAATCTTATCCCAATCCCAGCCTTCGTGGGTACCATCTTTCTTAATTACTTCCAGTTCCATATTGTATTTAGTTATTTAATTAGTGTTGCTCTTATCCATGAACTGCGCATTAGCAAACTGCTTTACGGCAGTAACTTCCTCAGAAGTAAGATCACTAGTAATATTAGCGTAAATCTTCTTCGTTACGTTGTTGTCTTCACTATATACGATGGCATCAAAGGTAACCGTAGGAATGTCGGGTTTCGTTGTAAAGAATACCTTATGGTCCTCATACTCACAGGCACCTACATTGCCATCCCAATAAACTTGTATATTCATTTACTTAGCCTGTTAGATAGGTTCAGTAGTCCTACGGTAATTACTGTGCGTAAGCCCTTTAGGACTACTGAAACCCCTGAATTACTTGCTCTTCTCAATGTCAAGGAGACCACCAAGGAGACCATTGCCGTTATTAGAGCTATTAAGAACACCCAGAGCAAGACCCGCGATACCAGTACCAAGACCAGCACCAGCAACACCCTTAGAAGCAAATTCAGCCATAATTAAATCCTTTCTAGCATAAAGCTAGTGTTATTGAGTACACCTGTACTCGTTAAGTTAAAGATTAAAGCGTAACTTCCTAGAGAATAGAACGATAAGACAAACTGAAGTTATAAGGGTTTGTCTTATCGAATTGCTTAGTTTAAGGAGGAGTATCTCTGAATTGATAAGTAACGGGGACTTCTACAATACCACTGCCAAGGATAGTATAAAAATGTCGCAAGCTATCTTTCGAAGGTTCCGTGTATAATAGTTCCATACGATCGTACATAACGTCGAGATAATGATAAGCGAGGGTACCCGCGCTACTAAAGATTGGAGCTTCTTTACCATTGTAAAAATAGCTACCTACATACAGCTTATCCTCGTTTTCTTTAATTGGAACCTACGACGTAGAGGCGCTAATAGGGGCTCCAAATATAACCCTATGCCACCCTGTCATTTTTATGGATCCACGCATATATAACTGGCAATCTCTGTAGTCCTCATAGTATATATCTGTGGATGTTATCCATGGTACAGTTATATTAGTAATCCCACCCCAATAATATCCGGGTGGTGTAAACGTACGCTTGCAAATAAGAACTCCATCAATACTAAGCTCAGTACCAAAAGAAGAGAATAGAAGCTCCTTATTAAGCATAAAGAGCCTCCTTAGAGACTATGCTCCGATGAGCATCTCTAGATACGCATCGTTTTGTAACAATGTGATGTTTGCGCTGTGCCTGCCTTCTTCCACTCGACACCCATCTGTTTTTATAGTCTCTAATATTCCAATATTTCCTGAAAGTATCAGGATACTCTTTGGAGGCACTCGAATCGTCACAATATCGGTGCTTGGATTCCCAGTCCAAACGGTTTGACCGTTTGAGTCCTTTAGGATTAGGTCTATAAAGGAGTCCCCTTTGAACTTGAATCGTAAAGTCCACAACTCCTCTGCACCACCCATCATCAGAAGTTCCTTGTTCAGCATCTTGAGCCTCCCAAGGACCTTCTTCTACATAGTATCCTATTTCTAGATCGGTTTGAGTGTCTTTTAATCCTCGTACCCGTCGGGTTTAGATACACGGTTTGACCGACTTTTACCGTGAATCTAAAAGGATCCCCAGAAATGGATTCCCCTGAGCTAATTGGGGAGTCCTGATACCCAGAAATGTAAACCTTAATATTAACGCTTCTGTCCGTCGTCGCACACGTAGTGTGGTTATTCTGATTATCGTACCTAAGTGTGCTTAGGTGTACATTACTGTTCCAAAATGGTACAGGTGCTAACGCGCCAACATACCCACTGTCATAACCATAATAAAAATAGGGCCCACTTATACAGTAGCTGCCAACTGTAAGCGCAACAGGTTGTTGCCCCCCAGTATTACCCATAAGCAACTCTTTATTGAACATATTACACTCCCACCTTAGCAAGACCCACAGTAGCCAAACCCTTATTTCTGCTAAGGGCGCTCGGAAGGGAAGGCCACTGTACATTCCTAGGGAACCCACTCTGAAGCGTAATATCCCTAAGATCCTGTCTGTACTGCTTCACAGCTTCAATACCGTCAGGGGTACTGGGATAGTCAGGGAGGATGTAGTAGTCCGTACCAGAGATCAGGGAGTCTCTCCTTCTACGAACCATATCAGCCCACTTGTCATCAGACCATTCATCTTCAGGGTTGTACTCTTCTTCGGTGATCTCGTGTTCTTTCATGAACTCAGGAGTTAACTTGCCGAAAGACAAACGCTCATGCTTGAAGATTGCTTGACGTAAGTAGTATTCTGACGTGTACTTTTCCGTTTTATAAACAAACCTTTTCATAAAATATCCTACTCCATCGCTATCAAGGTAGCGACACCCGCATTGTTATTCCAATGTAGAACCACAAACCCCCGCTTCATTTCAGGTACTTTATTTCCTGCCCATTTCCAATTTCCTCCTAACGAGAAAGTGTCTGCATTATAGACTTTAACTACTTTAGTAAAGGTAGTAGCACCATCCCCATTAGGAACTGCAAACGCTACACCAGTGGCAGGGAGCATCCAAACTTCCTCAGTAAGAGTATCAGGAGAATCTTTAGTAATAGTAACTGTATTTTGTGTATATCTACCAGAGACTTCCCATCCTGCTACACTGCCTCTCGCACCTGTCTTAGGAATCAACGGACTCGTGTCAGGAATCTCAGGAAAGTCCGTAATCTGGCTCTTAGTGTGCGTATGGTAAGAGTTAGCCTTTTCTGCAAGGCCCGTAGTGAGTTCCGTCTTAGTAGCTTTAGTACCCAACTGCGTATCCACATACGTCTTATCAGCTTTGCCAGAGATATCCACAGGGGCAGGGATGTCAGACACATTAGCGAGCTTAGTAGTTGTCCCTGCAGTACCACTAAGAACATGCAGATGCTTAGTGTCAGTAGCATACGCTAGGACACCATTGTGTCCTGCATAGCCCTTAATTTGGGCTTCAGTGCCCGTAATTTGTTTTCGTTCCTTAATAGCCATATTAAGAACCTAAATCCCCATAATCAACGAACCCATTAAATGTCGTAATATCCAACTTCTTAGCAAGCCCCGTCTGAAGTTCCTCCTTAGTAGCAAGACCACTAAGATCTTGCTTAGGAGGAGTACCAGTGATCTCACTGTAAGCAATACTGTTCTTAGACGCAAGGGCGCCGAGCGTAGGCTTGTTCTTGATGAATGCCTTAGACGTAGTGTCTGTCTCAGCCCAGTCAGAGTTAACCTGGCCACTAGCGGCTTGGTTGGCATAATCCTTAGCGAGATCAGCCTGTTTCTTAGCCTCAACTTCAGAAGCCTTAGCATTCGTCTCAGAGGTGCTCGCCGCAGTCTTAGAGAGAGCCGCATTGTCCTCAGAGAGCTTAGCCACCTTGGCACTGTTACTCGCATTGGTAGCCTGAGTCGTAGCAGTACCCGCAGAGGCACTAGCACTATTAGCACTGGCATTAGCCGCAGTAGCAGACTGGGAAGCACTAGTAGCGCTAGACTCAGCCTCAGTAGCCTTAGTAGTAGCTAGAGTAGCCTGTTGAGTGGCGAGGCTAACCTGCTTTTCCCCTTCACTAGTGATTTTACTAATTTCAGTGGTTGCGGTATCAGTGATTGATTTTACTTGTTTAGCACCCTCAGTCTTGATTTCATTAAGAGTAGCGTTACTTGCATCAGCACTGTCCTTAGCTTTATTAGCATAGTATTTAGCAGAGTATTCAGAGTCATCAACAGTACCAGTAGTCTTGGTAGCCCAATCCTTAGCCAAGGAAGCACTATCAGAGGCACTCACCTCAGAAGCCTTAGCGTTAGTTTCAGACTCCTTAGCGTTCCTCTCAGAGACCTTAGCTTCCTCAGCCTTTTGGGTAGTAAGTACAGCATTATCATAAGCATTCCTCTCAGAGGTTTCAATATTGGTTTGTAGCTGTCGAGCCTCTTCAAGGATTGCTTGGTTCTCTGTCTTGACAGTATCAGCATGCTTAGCCGCAGATACTGCAGTACCCGCAGAAGCCTTAGCGGTGCCTTCAGACTCCTTAGCATTAACTTCAGAAGCCTTAGCATTCGTCTCAGAGATCTTAGCTGCATCCCTAGCGGCCTCAGCATCTAGCTTAGCCTGATAGGCACCCTTAGCATCCCCTTTGTAGAACTTAAGGGTGATCGCATCGTTGTCATTAATAGGATCCCCAACGTTGACAATACGCTTATTCTTAGCATTCCAATTGCCTTCCTTGTCTACAATGAGTGCATCATTGATGATGTCTCTACCTTCTTCAGCAATATGAATAGTCTGAATGGTAGACACGTCAAGGTCTTTAGCCTTTAGAACCGAAGCGTCCTTAAAGGACACAATACGGTCAGTAGCAGACGTATATCTGCGAATAATGATTTCAGTACCACTAGCGGGAGCTGTATTGAATCTAATGGTAGTCTTATCTACAAAGAAGTAGTCTTTAGTGGTGTCACCGTAGTCACCCCCAAGTTTCTCTCGGGAGTCTACGGTGACTTTCACAAACTTCTTTGCTAGATAATCAAAGGGCACATTGAAGTCTGTAGTAGACCCATTGCCCTGATAGTTAGCAATAGTAGAAGCCATTTAGTTAATTATCTTCTTGATCTGTAATGTAGTTAATCAAAGATTGCTGAATAAAGGGTGCATTCGGAGTTACAGCTTTCAAACTTCTGCCGAAAGACTTTGCATATCTCTCTCTATCACCTTCTGTATAGTCATCTTCATTTAGGACTCCTGCATTAAACAGGTTTCTAGTGTCCGCCTGAAGATTATAGAGGCCTGTAATAGTTTGAGCCGCAGGAATGTTTGCAAGCAAGCTGTTGAAATTCAAGTGCTCAGCCTCTTCATCTAGGATATAGCCTTGATCGGCAGTGGACTTAATGCCAGTATTAAACCCTGCAAGAGAAGCAAGCATAGCAGGCATAGCTAGAATACTAGACCTACTCATACCGTTAATACCAACATTCAGGATAGTAGTCCAATCTGCATCCCTCAAATCAGAGACACCGAATACTCGTTCAAAGTAATTTTCTCTCTGTTCATCATTCATACCCGAAGCAGTAGCAAAGGTCTGACCAAGAGTAGACAAAGTACCAAGGGCACCCGAAACAAGCCAAGTCATAGCTTGACCTGCGGCATCCCCCTCTTCAAACCTAAGTGCACTCTTAGCCAATCTCTTGTTATAAGATCTAATAGCAAAGCTCTTAAACTGAGTAAGCAATCCAAGAATTGGGGAATTCTTAGAACCTCTCCACATATAAGCATCAGTTAGACTCTGTCTCTGGATAACCTCAGAGGCAACATAGTCACCCAGTCTACGCATGATGGTCATGCTCTTTACATCGTTTGTAATAATCGAGTCGTATACATCAGGCTTTACTCTGATCCTACCAAATTTGTCGATCTCAGTAGCCTCCTTAAAAGCCTTAGTGAAATCAGCAAAGTCCTTAGTATTGATATTGAGCCTATTAAGGGTCTTACCATCTAGGAAGGCAACCTTTCCTTTCATACCATGAGCATGTCTAGCAAATTGTCCAATAAAGATATCCTGAGCTGTAGACACAATGGTATCTTGGGACTTATTGAGATACTTAGTAAAAGGGGAATTAGTAGCTAGCCATTGAGTACCCGCAACCAATCTAGCCTTATACTTATCATCACCAAACCTATCTAGGTTTCTATCGTAGATCTCAGTCCAAGATCCTCTTACTCTAACCTCCTTACCGAAGGCCATGTCTCGAAACTCATCCCTTTCCTGCTTAGTCATGCCACCTTTAGACCAATCCTTGATCTTGTCAGGCATACCCGGAATAGACTTAAAGAAGAACGAAGCACCAAACTCTTTAATACCCTCAGCAACCTCAAAGTGATTAAGGGCCCCCATAAAGGCATTATGAGTAAATAATGTAAAGTGCCTAAGAGCATCAGCAACTGCACTACCCCAAGAAGAAGCATCTTCATTATCCATACCTGATCTACCATAGTAGTCCGATAGGTAAGCCCTAAAAGCCTTAGCCTGAAGATCTCGCTCGTCAACAGAGGTCTCCTTAAGGTACTCCCCTAGTTGCTTATCCATGATGTCTGAGAACTCCTTGAAGCTCTTAACACCAAAGGCGTCATTGAGGCCCATGTCACCAGATATACGCATATTGTATCCGTTCATGGTTTCTACAATGTTTGTCTGAAGCCTACTAATAGAGAACCCATCATTATCCTTAATAGTGAATTTCCAAGGGGTTCGTTCGTGTTGGTAGTTGTGGGGCATGCCTTCACCCTTAGGGTCATTCATAAGACCCTTTTTGATGGCCTCTGATTGATCCACATAGCCCAAGGAATCGTCCCAAGCCTTCTTTTTAACCCAAGCAGTAAAATCCTCCTGATCGGTGGACACCTTAACCTTAGTGTCCTTGGCAGGAGTATCCTTAGCCTTAGCCGCCAGTTCTTCTTCATATCTAGCCCTAAGGAGCTTAGTGTACTCAGGATCCTCAAGAGTTCTAAGGAGTAGCTTGTAGACACGTGCCCGTGCTTTATTTACTTTCTCCCCATAGGAGCCTGTAAAGGTGTTGAGGAAGTCAGACACCTTGTTCTTGCTAAGCCAGTGGCTTTCGAACTTATCATTAGACACAGCGGATCTAGCAAGGGGCTTACCATATTCGATGTCACCAGTTGCCTTAAGTTTCCTCATAGCATCCGTCTCACCAATCATACCCCTAGATTGAGCCATGTCACCCCACTTACCGTAGAATGTACCCATTCGCTCAATGATCTCTTCAAACAATTCATTACCGTCAAGATCGGTTGTATAACCGTCTCTTCGTCTACGAATCATTTCATCAAGATCGTCACGATCCATTCTGGTCGAATCAAGGAGTTTGAGGATGTCGTCTGCTACGATGTCTACATCTCGCTCACCATTCTTTCTATAGAAGTCTCTAGCTTCCTCAGCGGTGCGAGTAGTCTCAGCATTATTGAACTGTTTGAAAGTAGTCCTATCGCCTCTCTCAGTCTTACCTAGAGAGCCCCAAATCTTTCTTACAGCTTTGCCAGCACTACCATCAGTTTTTACTTTATCAATGGCACCTTGAACGGTAATTGTAGGTAGTTTCTCCTCAAGGCTCTTAAGAGCACTATTGAATACCTTAGATGCTTTAGTTTCTTTAAAGACGTCATTAACGCCAGATGAGATCTTTTCTGCATACATTCGGGCACGTCTAGAGGCATCCCCTAGCTTAGTAGCATCATCCTTAAACTTAGTTGCTCTAGCGATACCCTCAATGGATGCACCAAAGGCCATACCTGTGGCCATATCCATAAGAGCATCATTATCATCACCAGAGGAATAGTTATTAAGCTGTCCAGATGCAACACCCATTACGGCGCCGTATCCAATCCTACCAATAGCACTACTAGAGCCAAAAACAGGCAATGCGGTAAGAGGATCGCCAAACATAGCACCAGTACCAGATACAAGATTGTTCCAAAGACCTGCTTGTCCCTGAGCATCTCTATACTCCTGTACGCTTTTAATTACTTCAAGGTTACTCTTAAAGTCCTCACTGGAGGAAGCTCCCTTGAGGACTGCTCTATACCTATCTAGATTATAACCTAGTTGCTTAAGAGCATCCCAACGTTCTTCATCTGTCGGGACATAAGTATTTTGAGCAAGCCCTTCCTCATACCCGTAAGCCTTTCTGATCTCTACAGCGCCCCACTCATTAGTAAGGCCACCTACAAAACCAACTTCAGGCTTTGGCTTCTTATGTGCTTCTTCGTATTCCTTTTCTTCAGAACCTGTGAGACCTCTAGCAACGACAAACTTATCTGTAAAATAAAGACCGGGGTTAACGGTTTTCCACCCAAGATCTTCTGGAGAAGCGTCGGGAAAGATAGGCATTAGTCCTCCTTATTAAGGTATTCTGTATAACCCTTGATGTTATGGACAGCCTTTCTGACTAGCTTATCAACAACACCAAGAGGCTCAACCTTAGTTCTAGATTGTTCATCAATATACTTCATAAAGCCCTCATGAATACTCTTTCTATCCCATCTAGCCAGTAGAGACCTAGTGTCTGCGTCAACAACTTCAAAAGAATCCGTCATAGGATTGTACCCTTTAATGACACCTTCTTTTGCGTCCTTCTTAAGGGTTTTGATTTTATTGGTTACTTCTTCCTCAAACCAATCCCTAGTAGCCTCAGGTCTGACACCTTTAATCATGAAGAGCTTTGCAGGGATCCTAGAGTCATCAATAGAAATAGTTTCTTTGTCAAGATCCTCTCTGGATCTATCCATAGCGTCCTTTCTAGACATACCAACATTCATGTAAGCATAAGTCCTGTTAACCATGTAGCTTTGGGAGTACAAATCTCCCTTAGCATCCTTGGCTAGATTGTCATAGATCCTCTGTTGCTCCTGTCGGCCTTCCCTAGTTTCGCCTAGCTTCTTCTGTTGCTTGAGGGCGCTCACACATTGATTATAGGTCATCCCAAGTTGGTTTGCGTTCATCATTGCAAGAAGAACGTCCATATCATAGGAGCCCATACCACCAAAAGCTGTAGCAAACTGCTTAGGGTTAGACACATAAAAGCTATACATCTTATCAAGATAAGCAGGCTTTTCAATACTAGCGGCATTAGAGTTCTCAAGGGATAGAATGTCAGCCTTAATAGCCCTAACAACATTGTTACCTACCTTACTAAGGTAACTAGAGGCAGGGTTATAGCCACCAGTTGGATTACAGGCCATCTCTAGGATGTCATTTTCAGTGATTCTCCCATCCTGAACAGCAAACATGAACTCTCTATCAATATGTTCTTTAGTAGTTCCTACGACATTCTCAGGATTAGTCGGAAGACCCCTAAGCATGGACTCAATATAGTAATTCGCGTTGAGTGATCTACCTTCTTCCTTAAGAGCATCAATTGAGTTAGCCGTGTTCTTAGCAATCAAGGCTCTCTGTTGATCCCTAGCGCTTTGTAGTGATCTAGTGAGGTACTCTACTTCAGCACTTACAACACCGCCTGCCCTGTCCTGTGCAAGAGCAAGCTCCTGCTCGATAGAACCTGTATCGCCATTAGCTACCCAATTGTCAACCTTAAGAGCCTGATAAGTCCAAGCTTCAGCATCAGCCTTCCATGCGGCATTACTAGCGGTCTTGAGAGCTTTGTCCCAAGCAACAGCGCCTACCATATCCCTTACAGAGCTCTTACCGTCAAGAAAGTAAGGCTTCCAGTTCTCCAACTGCTGTAGGATATAGACACCATCTTCTCTACCTGCAATGTCCTCAAGAAGTCCAGAGACCATAGTTGCTTTATCTGCAGGGGAATAGTGGGCAAGCTTGGGGTTCTTTTCACCATCAAAGACATCGAGGATAGTGCCTACAACGTAGTTTGCATTCTTAGAGAGGTCATTAACAGCACCCCTAACATCCGCCAAATCAACAAGCTTAGCCTGTTCCACAGACCACTTGTTGTTAGACTGGATGTTCTGCAACAGAATCTTCTGTCTACTTTCAGGACTATCCGCATAGAAACCCTTAGAGAACCAAGAGTCTTCATTAATGTCATACCCAAAGGAGTCTCTAACATCCTCCATGGCCTTACGGACATGCTTGAAATACTCCGCGTCGACTTCTTCAGGGGACTTTCCATTGAACTCGTTTCTATTTACTCTATCCTGAAAGTCCTGCTCGGCAAGGCTAAAAGCCAACTTACCATGTTGGTACTTAAGTCTAGACATTGAGACAGGGTCATACTGGAAGGGAATGTTGTTGTTCTTAACATCATTCTGGTATTCCTCAAGGGAGTGAGTACGCAGATACTCATCAGCTTGCTTAAAAGCCTTTTCCTTATAGGCGTCCGCTACAGTACCCAGCTTTTTAAAACCTTCCGCAACAGTAGACAGCCAATCAACTTCTTCCTGAGGAGGCTTAAGGCGATCCTTAATGTTAACCTGAACACCCTTAGCCTCCCCTAGCTTAGTCATGCCCTGACTAAAATAGCTCCAATTGTAGAACTCTTGTTTAGCAGAGGAAGTCCCTGCACTATTCTTATAAGCCATTAGTAAAAGTAACCTCCTCGTTCTCTAGGTAGTACATTAGAATTATAATAATTAGACCACTGTTGAATGAAGTCAACATAGGGCTTATACTGTTGGTAATTAGCCATTACGTTACCAAGAATGTTACCACCAGTATTGGATGCAATAGACGCACTAGAGGTTGCACCGCTCATACCAGTAGATGCAACTGCGCCTGCACCACCAAGGGCTCCTTTAGCAGTAGAGGACATAGCCCCACCAAGAGCACCACCAACGGCACTGCCAATACCCGCAGTAGCGACACCCAAAGCGGCACCTGTAGTAACACCCTGGAAGAGCTGTGCATACAGTTTAGAGCCCTTAATAAAGCTATTAGATAGGTTGTCTCTAGCTTGCTCTACAGCGTTCTTAGTCTCAATGTAGAGAGCCTCCTTTTGAGACCTAACGTTCCACACATCAACCTCATAGGCTTCCTTTAGAGCAGTCTGCTGTCTAAGATCCGTACCTCTAATAACCTGCCCAATCTTATCTGGAGAACGCCCCTCAATACCCGATTCAGCCTGAGCCGCCTCAACTTGTGATTGATTTTTGAAAGCGTTCATCGACATGTTGAAAAGATTGCCTACAGCAGAGTCATAAAGGGATCGCTCTTGTCTATTCAGAGCAGCTTGATTGTAGTTGTAATTAAGTTGCATGTAATACATCTGCTTCTTAAAAGCCTTAATCTGATTTCGATTAGTCTTTGAAGCACTGTACAATGTACTACCACCACCAACTACTGCACCAACAGCGGCACCAACACCGATTACGACACCACTCATTCTTTAATCAATTCCTTTCTATTAGTTGTTAATAGCATCCACTCTGGAGTAAACTCTTTCTCACATTCCCTTAGGTCAACATTATCAGTCCTAAAGCACATCGTAATGTGCGTGTCTTCAAGTGCCCTAAAGGCTTGCCTACGACCACTCTCAGCCTGAATGACGTTGTAACCCTTAAGCCTCCCTACAGTATTCCCTAGGGTAACATAGCAATCCCCACTAACAATTACAGTAGTAGGGATCTGGATGTAAGCTCCAATAATAGCTACATCCTTAGGGATAAAACAGGTTCTGTAATACACCCCTTCATAAACAAAATGTTCAATGGGGATCTCAACCTCATTACAGACACAACTCTCCATAGCATGGATTGCAATGTCGCAAAGCAAATTGTTCTGCTCAGGAGTTAAGGGTTTCAACTTCATACGCCACTATTCCTTCTAATGTAAAGACCTTCCCAACCACCAGAAATAAGGTTAACAGGTTGGACGTTATCGGAGCATACAGTAATGACTACTTCGTCATTATTGTCTTGGATCGGGAACTTAAACTTACCCGTGTAAACCTTGTTAGCACCCAAGATAGTCGGAGATTCGCCAAGGTTCCTACCAGTAAACCTGTACTTAAAGTGCTTTTCCTTAAGGTCGTTATCAACCTTACATTCAAATACACCAGAGTTACTATAGTTAAACCAGAAGTACCTAAGCTGTAGTCTACCTTCAATCTCGGAGATAACAGTACCAGTATCCGTATTCCTCTTAATGGCCTGCTTAGAGAGAGTTACACAGAATTTGTAGGTAAGACCCACAAACACCTCAACACCCCTCATGTCCCCTTGGAGTCTAAAGACACCATTGTAATCCCAGTCAGTAACCTCAGTAACGTAACCGTCTTTAGTGACAATGAAATACTTATGATCCTTAGTAGACGGGATAGCGCCGTAGATATCCATAAGAGATACCTCAGTGTAATCCTCATAGTCACTGTACTTATTTGACTGAGGAATCGTGTATTTCTTCTTACGGTCCATAAAGAGCCTAGTGGGCTCATCAGAGAAGTCAACGGCATTACCTGTCAGCAAGGCTTTCTCTAGATACAGACCATTCGGAGAGTTGATAAGAAGATAAATCTCTGAGTCAACAAACTCCGCTAGGAGAACCTCAGAATTCTTGTTTGCAAATTCCCACTTGAACCAAGCCTGTTGTTCACTAGTGGCGTTAACAAGAATAAATTTATAACAGTATACGATATTAGGGGTAGTAGAAGAGATAGCTGTAACTACATTCTCCGTGGTGTTCCCAGAGAGTCTTGTGATGCCCTTAGGGATGTACGTAGGCACATGTGCGGCTACGTCTTCAGCATCCTTGAGGTCAGCTACGTCCTGCAAGGAGTAGTAACGCATCATAGAACAGTAGTTTACTCGATCATTTACAAAGAAGATCGAAGGGCCAATAGAGATAGGTTGGACGTTCGTGTCATAGTCAAAGTTAGTGATTTGGTCACACTTGACACTCTTAGGAGTCATGACGCCATCACTAGACAAGACAAACTGGCCTTCACGGGAGAACAACATAAGCTCTCTAGCAAAGGGAACAGCATGAGTCAGAATGGCAACCTTATTCGAGGAGACAGAAACGTCAATAGGGTCAGTGTCTGCAATAGCCGCAGAGGACTTAAACCAGAAATTAAAGAAGTCATTGGTTGCACTAAGGATAATGGACTCATCCGAGATTACCCCTAGGCGATTACGGTAGAAGAAGATGTCGTTGATCTTCCTGCCAATGAAAGATGGATCAGGGTTAGTGTCTTCATTACCCGCACCTCTATTAACCCACGGGAGCTTCTTAAGAAGAAAACTTCCATCCTCCTGCCTGACAATAGCATGAGGCATATTCTTAGGGTTGATCGTAGTGGGAATCTTAGGTGCAACAGTTTCCTTCCACACCTTATGTTTGTCATCCCACTTTACATAGAAGTCGTCATCTTCTGAATTCTTTTCCCCAGACACCTGCATGATGTAACCATCAGGTGCAATCGGAGGGAGCTTATTAACAGCCGTAACCTTACCAATGTAGGCAATAGCGTTCTGGTTACCAAAGCCGTCCTTAACGAGGACATTGGGAGGATCCCAACCAGACTTAGCCTGAATCGTAATAACAGAGTCACCAACTATGTCTACGTTATAGGAGTTCATGCTTGCACTAGACCTAGAGTAACCCATAGTAGCTCTACCGCCCACCTGATTCAATAGGTCATCATAGGTACCACCAACGTCAGGGTTACCACCGTCAGGTTTCTTACCGGTTTTAAGAAGGGCATACAATGCTCTTGCAATAAAAGCAGTAGTAGTCTGAACAGCTTGCTTAGGTTCACCACCATCGGGGGTAATAACGCCACACATATACTTACCTCCGATATAAATGGCGTAAGTCTTAGCATACTGGGCATTCTTGATGTACACTAGAGTAGTATCCTTTTTGCCTGCTGGGGACTCGCCTTCTACAGCGTCTACCTTCTTCTCAGTGTTCAAGACAAAGGTGTAGTCAGCAACAGTAACTGCCTTTAGTTTGCCCCTAGGGTCACTAGTGGTGATGTAATTTTTGGACTCGTCATCTTCAAACCTGCAAGTCTTAGGCACACCATTAAGATCAAAAATCTGGTATTCCCCAGACCCCAGCTGGAGAATGTACTTTTCCTGTTCGTCTCTATTAATTACATGATACTTCTTCTTTGTAGCATCAACACGGTCGGACAAACGCTTGATTGCAAGAGTCGGAGGTCTCTTTTGGAGACCATCAACTTCATTAGGGAACCCGTTGATAAGCTCAGTTACCTGATCGGGGAATCTGATGATGTCAGGTTGTTGAGAGACACCACCTTTGAATGAGTGAATACTTTGAGATACTAGAGGCATGTTTAGCTCCTCTGAGTCTGTTGGCTAATGAACTGGTCATCATTGAGGATGTTGTAATTACCATCCGTAAGTTCATAGTCTACAATGTCTGCATAAGCCGCACTCTCTTCCAATTGAAGATGTGCATTAATATCAGCAGAGGTAAGGTACCTCATCTGAAAGACTCTACTGGCTCTAACAGTAATATACTTTCTGAAGACCTGAGGAAGCTCCTCAAAAGGAAGTTCCCTGACAAGTTCATCCAGAGTAATGCCTTCAGGGAACTCTAGAGCCCCTGAGTCAAGATCATAAAAATAGCCTTCCCTGCTTACGAACTTATAGCTAGTAGAGACAGCCCTAAGGAAGTCTCTACCGTAAGCAACTTTGTTAGTAAAAGAGTCAGGCTTCAAGGTAACACTGGTGAGAGTGTTAAAGCTGTAACCCCTAGACTGGATCTCTTGGCTGACAGCCTTAAGGATTCTTACAGCATTCAGAACATCCACATTAGCATCATCCTCAAGAGAATTAACAGGACTAGAGCCTACGGATGACAAAATTTCATTCACTGCATCAAGTTCAGTGCTAGGAGTGACAATCATTATTCTTCCTTGTTGTTATTCTTTTCGACGGTTCTTCGAGGCTTAACAGGCTTTGCAGTTGCACTAAGGAGACCCAGTTTCTGAGCCTCCTCGGGGGTAAGCTGGTACCCCCACTTGTGCACCTGACAGAAGTAAGTAGTCTCGTAAGCCTTCTTTACTTCTTCAATGGTCATCTATTATTATTCCTGAGTGGCCTTAACAAAGATACCAACAGCTTCAGGACGAAGACCGCCGTGACCCATAGCGTACTTGGCAATGATCTGGTCAGCCTGATATTCAGCACGGCGAGCACGTTCCATAGCAAGATCCTTCAGCTTAACCGTACCAACAGCGGAGCGGTGGAACACGATACCCTGAAGACCCGCAGTCTTGACCTTTTCATTAAGAGCATGCTTGCCATCAATGCCGTCATTCAGAAGATGCGGAACTTCAATGACTTCAAAGCCACAAATCGTCTGGAGCTTGCCCGTGTTCGGATCAAAGAGAGCGTGGTAGTTAGCGGCATCGGGCATGAGAGCCTTCATCACAGCAGAGTAGCCTTCAGGCGTCAGAAGGCAATAGCGGTCACCCTGCGGGACGTAGTTCTTCGTCATCTGAGCACGAGCCGCAAGGAGACCCTCAAGGATCTTATTGCCATACGTTGCTTCCTGCGTGATGTCAAGACCCGTAACGAACTCAAAAGCCTTACCCGTACCGAGAACCTTGTCAGCGCCCGTACCATTGTCGGGAATATTACCGTCCTTGAACGTAGCGTCCTTAGCGGCCTCATTGGCAAGCTCATTGATAATAGCGCAGTCAGCACCCATAGCGAGAGCTTCGCCGAGCTGACGGGAATACTCGACTCGAACGTCATAATGGTTCATCGCATCGTCGATATCCGTGATAAGGCAGTCAGCCGTAAGGAGACCGTCGATAGCAATGACACGTTCATTGTGCTCCATATTCTTACGCTGGTCATCAAGGGAGCTACCCGGAGCAAGATACTTAGCACGGGTACGACCCATCACAGCGAACGAGGCACTCTTCAATGCCTCACGTTTCACATAGACGTTACTCTATGCTCCAAATAGGATGCTGTGTAATCCTATTCAGCATACGGTTTCCCGTATGTTCAGACTATATCTTAACAATTGTTCCCATGCTCTTCCAAATATCGGATAGCACTTTCTAATCTATAAGGAGAGTCCTTAAGAAGACCTAGTGCAGTATTACACTGCGAACAAAGAATGCCTCGTAGTTTACCTGTTTTGTGGTCGTGGTCTGCCGCAGGTTTTGTATAGCGTGAACTACCAAGCTCACACCCACAAATAGCACATTTACCACCTTGCAAGATCCAAGCCCTTTCGTAGTCTTTAGGAGACCATCCAGTAGCATTAAGACGAACCTTTGCTTTCACACATTCTTTACACGAGTTCTGAATACTAATGTATTCTTCACCATTCTTTTGCTTGTCCTTGCGAATATAGAAATCCTCCACAGGTTTCTTCTGTCCACAAGTAGCACAAATCTTCCAGCCTCTTTCGAGAGCTTCTTTAATATTTTTACGCAATTGTTGTTCCCATTTCGAGTACCACTTGGTACCCTACGTTATAAAACTAGTCGTTGAACCTTCCCTTCTTTCGATAGGGCTTGGCTTCTGATTGGCGTAGGAGTTACCCCTTAGCTTTCCAGAAGTTAAAGAACTTTAGGCACAGCAAGACTTAACCGTGCGAGATCGTTCGAACCTGATGACGAGACATCATAACGGAGGTGCGGGAGAAAGCAGTCAGAACTTCACCCGTGAAGACCTTCATAAAGAGTACATCACGATCGCCCACAGAGAGAGCCTGACCAGGATTAGAAATACCAGTAGCAGCAAGAGCAGCCATTTTTAATTATTTTCCTTTTGAAAAATTATAAGATTGTTGTTATTGAATAAAATTAGACGCTAGTGGCCCACATTCTCTGTTCGACCTGTCGGGTGTATTCAGGATCCCTGCCATAGCGCTTATCGCTCATAGCCTCGATCACTTCAGATTTGTTTGCAAACCCCTTAGGACGATTCACAGGAGTGGCCGTACCGCCATGAATAGACTTATTAGCGGTACCGATCTTGGAAACCATCTTAGACTTCATGCCTTCAAGCATGAGGGAGACAGCTTCCAGATTATTGTTGTCGATTGCTCTGTTAAAGGAGTCAATCGTCTTCTGAGGGAGATTCTTGGATGCCCAATCGACAATACGATTGTACTCCTTAGTACCCCCTACGGAATCATAAACAGCTTCAGTGAATCGAGATTCAAGAGCCTTTCGACTCTCAATGAAACCCTCGATAACCTCAGAAGGATAACCTGCCTTCTCAAGTTCAGCAACGGTTTCATCAGAGAGCTTACCACTCTCCTGATATTCTCGGACAGCCTTATTGAAGTCAACACCCTTTTCCTTAAGGGAGGTCTTCACGGCATCAATAGCCTTTTCGTGCTTGTCTACTTCTTCCTGAAGATTCTCTTGATCTTCATTTCGATCCTGAACAGCCACATCATCAGCGTGACCTTCAGTTCCATTAGCTTGTTCTTCATTATGTTCTTCCCCCGACTTTTCGTTCTGAAGAAGGGGGTCTCCAATATCAGGGTCAACCTCAATCTGAGTCGTAGAAGACTCCATGATCTCGATACCCTGTGCTTCAGCCTCATCAGCGAGAGACTGAGGTTCATTAAAGTCAGTCATTAGTTATCCTTTAGTTATTCAGGTGCCTGCTGTGCTAGTGTCCTAGCTGTGCTAGTGTTCTAGCTGTGCTAGTGTTCTAGCTG